TAAAATCTATAACGGATACTACTCCATCATATTCTGCAATCATATCTACTGCACCAGCTACCTTGTATTCATCTGAGTACAGATAGTCCTCAATACAGTAGATATTGTTTATTTTTGTTTCTAATACTTGTACTGCTTCTAAAAACAGATACCATACGGCAGGGTTTTTAGAAAGGGCAGTAGCACAAAAGGTGTCGAGATCGTCTATCTCGTTTAAAAAGTATTGTTCTAATAAACTATGAAAGTGCGTACCTCTAGTGGTTGCCCTTTTCGTTATTCTATTGGCTTCTTCATTACCTACACGTTTTCTCCATGCATATATCCCTTCCTTATTCCGTATCGATAATACGGTTGTAATAGAAGGATATGAGCCATTCGGTGTTTCGTAATGTCTTTTACCACCAATATTTGTTCTCACAAGTTTAGGTAACTCAGTTATGAGTTTCCTATCATAATTTTTTAATTTCATTATTTACTCACAAAACCATTTCTATATACTACACCACTTTTAGTTTTAAGTGCAGTCAGGATTTTCTTACGATTGCCCATCAAATTGTAACTACAATGAACCCAACCACTATTCGGGTCAACTCCATCGTAGAACTCTAGGATGATTTGGTCAAAATCTAAATTCTTAGTAATCCATAACGCAAGGTCAGGATTAGGTGTCGAAAAAGATTCAAAATCTGCAGCCTGACCATTACAATGTTGACTTGTTTTAGACCCGCCTACTTTTGCATTAAGTGCAGGACTTCTATAGCCAGAATTAATTGTAATTACACCAAACTTATCTCTAACAGGTTGCAAAATATGTATTGCAAGATGTGTTAGATTTACAAGATGATATAAATTGGGAGTGTTATCTACATTCAATCTTTCTGCCGTAGCACTCTTTGTCAGTTCTGATAATGCAAAGTTTTTTGATAATCTTACTATATCTCCAGCCATATCACTATCCTTTCTGAATATCAATAGACCCATTTGTAGGATCATATGAAACTGTAAATGTCACTTCTATTGGTTTAAGTGTTCCATCTGCCTTAATTATAGGTAACTTACCTTCAACTGCTCCCATCAATGCATCTTTGGCATTTGTGAAAGTGTGTGCAGGATCAGCTTTTATAACTTTATCTAACTCTTTTTTTGCACTATCTGGAAGTAAATCATCTATCATACTTTCCACATGCTCGGTTGCTAAATCTGTTGCTTTGTCCACGACAAGACTAGAAATAACATTGAATAATAATAATGGTAACATAATTTTTCTCCTTCTAATAATTAAAAATAAAAACCCCCTACTAAAGTATATATTAGTAGGGGGAAGAGGTGTAATTACTTCTTTTTATGTTCAATCACATTTGGATTTGTGATTGGAATTATACGTGGTTTCTTTTCATCTGGAATAACTCTTTCCAAAGTGATGTTAAGAAGACCATTTTGAAACTCTGCACCCCTGACAACAATGTCATCGGCCAGAGTAAACTTACGAGAGAAAGAGCGATTCGCAATTCCTCTATGAACGTAATCTGGTGTATCCAGATTTTGTTTTCCTTTTTCGCCCAATGAGCGAATATGAAGAACGTTTTCCGTAAGTTCCACTTCAACATCCTTTTCCGAAAACCCTGCAAGGGCAATCTCAATGACAAAATTATAGTCATCTTCTTTTCGGATATTGTAAGGTGGATATGCTCCGCCCTCTGGTTGTTGTGGAAAATTTGCAAGACGATTAAACATAGAATCGAATCCAATGGAAAGACCCATGAATCGTTCTAAATCGCCTGAGGTAAAATTTGAGTGATGTGCTAGTGATGTTACCATAATGCCTCCTTATATAAGCAAGGTTGGTGTTGAAGAAATCTCAATCCATAGCACAGGACTTGAGATTGGTTGTGAGACTACCACTATGGTCAGCCTCAGTCTCGCCATCCATCACCATTACATAGGTGATGAAAGCGATGTCTTAAAACTGTAAAATACAGTTTCAGTAGTGAATCTTCTGCATAACTTCCTGCATCTTTCACTATCAACTTATATTTAGTTTTCATAATTATTTATACTCATTTCTTTCCAGTTGATCCAAAACCACCATCTCTATCAGTTTTTCTTTCTGGTGGTTCACTTATTTCTTCTAAGATACATATTTCATCTTTAAACAATTCACCCTGACAAATACGTTCATTGTGTTTCACGTATTGCGTTGTTCCGCTGATATTAGTTATCATCGCAAAAACAGGTTCCACGTAATCCGAATCAATTATGCCTGTGTTGTTCGCTAGGGTCAGACCTTGTTTTATGCGAGGCCTGATCTTGGATGTAGTCTCATTGAATATCCATTTGGAATATCAAAAATAATTCCAGTAGGTATCAGAACTCTTTCGTTAGGATTAACTTGTACTCTTTCATTTTGTACCAATCTATTTCTTATTTCCAACTCTTCAGAATGGGTTATATAAACCGAAACTGTTGAGTTGTCTGGCAAAAAAGAGTACAAGTCAAAACATGCGGAACCTTCTGTAGCTCGTTTGGGGTCTTTTACACCTGAAAATAATTTATAAAATTGTAAATCATTCGTCATTCTCATCAGAATCCCTTTTATTTCCAATATTATATTTGGGAGTAAGCTCCCACTCATCCTTTTCTTTGAAGGAAAGGATTTTCAACTGGCTCAATGGCACAGTAAGTTCTGATGATTTATTTGATTCTACTAATTCAATCAATTCCCATTCTGCGAGAAGATTGGCAATTGTATTTCGTCTTGCTTCATCGTTTTCAGAAAAATTGGTTGTCTTGCCGTCTAATGCAAACAACTCTTTAAAATGTACTATGTAATATTTTCCCTGCTTGTGCAGGATATGACATGATTGAAATAAGGTTTTTTCTTTGCGTGATGCAATCCCGATTCGTGTAAGGGTTTCTCTGACTTTGAGAAAATCATCGGGTTCTTTTAGTGTTACTTCAATCATTGCTTGAATGATATTTTCACTCATTTTGTCCTTTCAAACCACCTGTATCAATTCTTTGTTTAATAATATCCAGTTGCGAATCATTAAGTAAAGTAGAGTATTCTCTCGCTTTCGCATAACTGCACTTATAATATTCTTTGATTAATTCGAGAACTCCATTGTTTTCACGTTTCAACCATTTTCCATACCGTTTCTTCGGTCTGATTATATTTAGAAAAAAGTCGAATTGAAGCTTCGAATCTAGGTGATTTTGAACGTTCATTTCGTTTGCATAAAGGGCCGTATCGTGATTAAAACTCAATGCACGATTTATAATGAACTGTTTATACTCCCTTTCTAATTCAGGAGTTTCATCCATCAGATTTATCTTACCATAATTGATCTGTTTCACAAAGTCGAACGGGCTCATACGAACTCACATTCTGCCATTAATTCAATCAAACAAGCAACAAGATTGACTTCTTGATCTGCAACAAAGGCTGATTTGTATTGATAATCTGCAATAATTAATACGGCAGGAGGTATAGAAGATCTTTCCAATACCTCATATAATTTGTCATAAATTTTACGATAAACTGATACAGGATCATTGTCTACATTTGATGAAACCCATTGGCGCATTTTCTGAAAATCCTTTTCTCGTAATGCAGAAATTAATAAAGTCAAATTCAATTCACCAATATTCGCAAGAATACCAGAATCAATATCTCCAGAAGTACCATGTCGTTGTAATTCATTTATCACTCTCCGAAAATCTGGAAAGTGTTTATTAATTAGTTCTACAATTACTTTCTTGTCATGAGTTACATTTTCTGTTACCAACATTGACACACATCGTTCCATGAACAGGGCTGCGATATGTGGTTTTTCTTCTTTACCCAATCCAAAATCCACAACTGCACATCGTGAATGAATCGGATCTATAATTCGATTTTTGTAATTGCAAGTGAAGATAAACGAACAATTTTCTGCAAACTTTTCAATAAAGTTTCTCATGGCTGGTTGAACAGAATCGGGATTCATATAATCCGCTTCATCTATAATCACAACCTTCCTACCACCCCCAAAAGAAATAGTAGAACAAAATTGAGTCAACTTGGTTCGCAGAGTATCGATCATTCTACCCTCATCTGAACCATTGATGATTATGTAATCGGAATTTGTTTGTTCACAAAGTGCTCGTGCTGCAGTTGTCTTACCAACTCCTGGCGGCCCTGTAAACATGAGATTGGGAATCTTTTCATCTTTTACAAGATCAGTTAAAGTTCCCTTGATTGTTTCGGAAAGTATACATTCATCGATGGTCTTAGGTCTATATCCCTCAACCCATAATAAAGATTCGGTCATAATAATTACTCCTCAAAGGTTGAATTTTGTTCTAATGCAATCCAGTATTGTAACGAATCACCCTCTCGTTTAAAATGTGAAATTCGTTTTGAAGAAAGTGAAACATCATATGCCCCTTCCATGATTTTATTAAGATTTTCTGTTTTGAAAATCATACGGAATGTCTTATTCGTAGGGCCGACACCAGTTGAAAAACTATCCGATGATACATTACCTGTATCGGACACCAACAATCTTATTTCAGTTCCATCACCTTCAACAACTACTTCAGGAAGTCCCAATATGTTTGCTGCGTTAATGGTCTTTTTAAACACATCTTGTGTCATTTGAAATTCAATTTCTGGTTCTGGAAAAGTTATATCTTTCTCAGGCGGTGTTTGAAACATGGAACTACTTCCACAATAACGATATATTGCTTCATG